TGCAGGTCCCACATGCTCGGATTGAGCTGCACCAGCTGAACCAGCGCCACCGCCTTCATGATCCTGATCGTATGTGATGGCGTGTTGGGGTCGGCCTGGGGCGAGAGATTACAGTCCTCCAGCGCCTTGATCAGGTCCTCGCGCTCCCACTGGAAGCCGGGAGTGCTGGGCGCCGCGCACAGCAGCGCATCCGGGTCTTCCTTGAACAGATCACGAAGAAGCGAGAACTCCTCGGCCTGCGCCGTGTGCATGCCCTTATGCACGCTGTCCAGCACCTTCACCGCCTGATCGATCATGGCAAGCGTCGTGCCGACAGGAACGTCCTGCCGTCCCTCCCCGACCATCAATTCCGGCGTCCCGCCGACACGACGTGCCTCCTCCTCGATGTGCTGGGTGACCTGGACCAATCCCGCGGTCACGTCCTTGTAGGGCAGATCGTAGATGTGGTTGCTGATCGGCTGGCCGCCGGTATTGACCTTCACCCCGGCGCCCAAACCAACGCGGAACGTCATGGTGTCTTGTCGGGAGACCGTGTCGGAATACAAAAACCCAGGCCAGGAGCTGAACGAAGCACTGTCCAGCGCCAGCCGCCACGCCGTGGTGATCGCCGCGGTGGAATTGCCCATGATCTGCAGCAGGCCGATGCCGTAGAAGCCGAGCCCGTCCACGAACGGGTACTTCACGATCGGCATGTGCTTGATGTAGCGATCGTCGTCTTCCTGCCAGTTCCGGCGCACCTCCAGAATGATCTGGGCGTCCTTGTCGATGGTCACGCGATAGGGAAGGGGTAATCCGGTGATATGCCCGTCCTCGGTGTGCTCGTAACCCGCGATGTCCAGCTCGCAGTAGCACTCGTAGATCGTGTGCTTGTAATCCTCGGGGCGCTGCGACCACGTGCTCAGCCCGGCCACGTCGGCCTCGGCTTGATCCAGTGCATCGATCTCGGGCGGCACCGGATTGGTGATATCCACGTCCAGATAGGTCCCGGCGAGCTGCATCCGCCGCAACACGCTCTGTCGCATTAAGATACAATGCGTGACCCGGCCGCACTCATGGAGTGAGACCTCGTTGTCGGAAACAATAATATCGGCCGCGTCGATCGCGCGTGAAACAGGACGTCTTTTGATGGGGTCGCGGTAGACCTTCTTGAAGGCGCAGCCGCCGAAGCCCTGCATGAAGAACATGCGGGTCGTGTCGGGGTAATATTCCTTGTCCACGACCGTCAGATAGCGATTGAACATCCGCTCCAGCTGCTCGGCGTAGATGTCGCGATCCTCGCCGCGCTCCTCGCGCGGGACCTGCATCTGCTGCTCCAGGAAACTTCGGTGCGGGGTCTTGATGGTGGTCTCGCTCTGCATCTTCACCGGCCCGCCCGCCGGGAGCAGCTCGCCGCGGGCGTTGGCCTGGAAGCGCATCACCGCGTCCAGCAGAAGGGGCGTGCGTACCGTGGCCTGACCCTCGACCGCGGTGTCGGCGTCAGCCGAGGGTGACCTCGGGTTCTCGATCTTCAGCCCGAGGTGCTTGATCCCGGCGGCGCGGCGTTCCAGCCATTCCTGGCGGGACTGACGGTCAGAATCTATCCCGTTGAGCAGTTCGTCGCAGATGCGGGCCAGCTCGCGCTCATCGATGTGCTCGGCGAGGTTGGCATCGTGCTGCTTGGCGCTGGAGCTGCTCTCCTTGCGCGGAAGGTACCCGTCCAAACGTATAATCAGGGCGCCATCGGCGCGCTCGATCCCGACCTGCTTGACCGGCAGATCGGCATCCTCCTGGATGACCACCGTCACCGGATCGAGCGAGTCTTCTAACGAAGAAGCGGAAGAAGCGGGAATTCCCCCAGCGGGGTCATCGAGATTACGATAATGCTCAGTCGCAGCGACCCCGCTCGACCGCGCGCCATTGAGCTGCCTGCTGGGCGAGACCTCTGCCATCTTTTAGTTATGTGCCATCTTTTAGTTATGCCCGGCGTATGCCGCCAAAATCCGTCATTTCGAGCATGTTTCCCGGTGCCAGCGGCGCCACGTAAAGCGGGGTGACCACCGAGCCGTCAAACAGCTGGATGGTAACCTGACAGGTCTGGGTGGCGTGCTTGTTGCGAACGTGCAGCGCCTTGACGTTACGCTGGGTCGAGGCCGGGGGCGAGCCCGCCACCGAGGTGGTAGCTGCCGTGGTGATAATAGTGTTGAGCCGGGAGGCCGCGATCGCGCTGGTGGAGGGCGTGATATCCACCCACGAGGCGTGCACGTCGATGGACGCTGCCGTGTCGGTGATGATCTGGACCTGATCGCTGGGAGAGGTCAGCAACAGCATCTTGGTGTCCTCTCATGCATTACCCGGAATGTGCCCACTCAGAAAGAAAAGTCCGCTCATGGTGGAGCCAACATTGCCGATGAGTACCTTGGTGGCGCGATTATGCAGCACGCCAATGATCTCACCGACATAAGTCCCGCTGACCTGGGTATGACTATCGTCCCAGGTGTAGCGCGCCTGTCCGAACCAAGTCGGCCCCCGGAAGCCCACCATGTCGGGGAAGATGCGCAGATTACCGGACATGTCGGAATCGCCCCCGGACGAAAGCTGGGTCACCACGCTGATCGTCGCATAACCGAAATTCAGGGTCGGATACGGCACGAGCTGGTTTCCCCAGCTGTAGGTCAGCTGGTTCTGGTAGCTGCCGCTCCAAAGATCGCCGCTGGAATTATCCAGCTGCATGACCACGGTGCCCGGCGGCTTGAAAGTGACGCTATGGAAAATAACATCGAAAATATTGTAATCCGGCGGGAACAGCAGATCGACACGCTGGGCATTGGTGATTTGCTGATAATCGAGCCGCACCACCGATGAACGGCCGATGGTGAACCACGTGGCGCCGTCGCAAACCACGGTGAACTGCTCCTTGGCGCAGCACTTTATCGAGGCCAGCCCATTGATGGTTTCGGCGCCAGCGGGATCGATGGTGACGGTGAGCGCGCCGTTGTTGCGTATTCTGAACTGGAACCCGGAGCCGACCACCGCCGCCGCTAGCAGGCTCAGCGTGAAGCTGCCGTTGCAGTTGATGGTGCCGTTGTTGTCGAGCACCGAGACGGTGTAGTTCGCGGTAATGTTCTGAATAACGATGCGATTGAACAAGTCAGAGATCACAAATCCCAGCTCATCGATGTACTGCAGGGTCCCGTTGGGCGGCAGCCCCACGCTGTGCAATGAGCAGGTGGTGGTGCCGTCGGTGATCATCACCGTCACGGTGTTGGAGCTGGCGCCGTGATTATGCACATGAAGTGTCTTAAGCGTGCGCTGGGTGCTGGCGCCGGGCGGGTTCACCACGTCGGTGACAGCGGTGTTGATGATGGTGGTGTTCTTGCGTCCCGGCTGCACCGCACCCGAGACGTTGTCGAGGTAGCTGGCATGGACGTTGACGGTGCCTGCATTGCCGCAAACGACCTGCAGCTTATCGGTGGTAGAGGCGAGAATCAGCATGGCCCGGCCCAAGCCCTGGTGGGGAATCGAGCCAGCTTAACGCAATCCCTATGATTCGCCAGGGTCTAGCGTGGTTCTGGCAGCGGGCACGGCATCCAGGCGCGCGGCGGCTTGTGCGGAACGTTGCCCGCGCTGCGCCATTCGCCGAGCTGGTTCTGGCTCAGGATCGCCACCACGCCCTCCTCGCAGCTGCAGAGCAGGGGGACGTCGGTGGGCGGAAGAACACTCATCGGCCGCCACGCCGTGGTGGCGTACTCGATCAGGCACTTCTCAAGCTCCCTCATCTGGGCAATCTGAGTGTGATCCCAGACCCGCTCCGCCCAATGCCGCAGGAAGCTGTCCTCGTCGGTATCCTGGATGTTCAGGATCATGGCTGCACTTTCCTTTTTGCTGGGAGGGGAGGTCATGTTTAGCGGCTCCAGCTGCCGGTGGTGACCGTGGGCAGCGGATAGGCACTTCCGCCATAGGCGGGATAGAGCGGCTGCGGCTCGCGCTGATACCTGCTCTCCTCGATGCGGTCGATCTCGTCCTCGTCGGGCAAGGTGATCAAACCAATGTTGCGCAGATGTAAAAGCGCCTGGGTCATGGCATCAAAGCGATCATCGAACTGCCCCTTGGGCGCGGTGGCGCATTCATCAATGATCTTCTCGGCCCAATCCTTGAACAGGAAATCCCCGTTGCCGGTGGGTTCAGCAGGCGCATAGATCAAGCCACACTCGAAGAGGTTCTGCACCGCATAGCCGCGGGCGAGCTTGTCTCCTTCCGGCGGAATAAGCGTCACTCCGAAGTCGGCACGGTCGGCAGTCTTGGGATTATGGGACAACGAGTCAGCGATGGTGCGGGCGCGACGCCGCAGCTCTTGTGCAACAGGATACCCGGAGGCTTTGTCCTCGATCAGGACCCGATCCACTTTGAACTTTTTGCAGGTTTCCTCGACTTTTTTGACCAATTCGTAGAGTTCGAGCCGCTCCGCCCAGCCCCACATGGTGATAATTCGTCTATTCTCCCAGATATCCCTACAGACGCCCAAAACGACGCCAGCCGACGGGTCATTTTGCTTTTTTTCGGTCTGGGCGGTGTCCAGGCTCAAGACCGTGTAGCTCATGACAGGGAATTTCGGCCACGGCACACCGAATTTTCCACAATCGTCCGGGGTATACGGCCTCCAGTGTTCGCGTTTGATGATGCCACCGCCACGCGGGGCAGGTCGCTGCTGATACTGTCCGGCATACGCGAAGGAGCCCTTCTCGATCTCGATCCTGGCGACCGCTTCCGGCGGGAACCGCTCGGGCCATGCCAAATCTCCGTCCTCGGTGCGCGGATCGACCCAGCCGATGGTGTTGTAGGGCTCACGCCCAGCCTCGTATTCCATCGGCACCATCAGGTGGCAGTACTGCCAGCCCTGTTCGAGAATAAATCCAGAGATATCCAGCTGGTGCACCCGCTGCATGATGATGATGATCGCTGAGTCCGTGAGGCTGTTGAGCCGGTCGGTAATAGTCTCCCTAAACCAGCGCACGGTGTCGGTTCGCACGATCTCTGATTCTGATCGATGCACGTCGTGCGGGTCATCGATCACCACCCGGTCGCCGCGCTCGCCGGTTCCGATGCCCTTGACCGAGGAGGCGAACTTGGAGCCGGTCTTGTTGTTGGTGATCTTGATCTCGCCTTCCTTCTCGATCTTGAACTTGTCGCCCCACATCTCCTGATAGCGCTCGGACACGATCAGCTTCTTGAACTTGAGATTGTCTCTTTCGGTCAGGCCCGAGCTGTAGGAGAAGCTGACATAGCGCGTCGACGCCATGCCGAGCGCGCCCCACTCAAAAGCTGGCCAAAAAACGTTGACCATCAACGACTTCATGCTGCCGGGCGGGACATTGATAAGCAGTCTGGTGATCTTGCCGAAGCTGACCGCTTCCAGGTGGTCGCAGATCGCGTACAGCACCCAGCCTTCCACCAGCTTGGTCTCGGGCTCGACCACCTGCCAAAAATATCTCACGAACTCGATCAGGCCGCCTTCGCGGCTCTGCTTCTTGCGCTCGCGGCGCAGAGCGAACTCTGTTCGCATCGCAATAAGCGTGGCCTCGGCCAGGGCGTCATCGATCGGGGCGGCATCTTCCAGCTTCGCTGGCGCCTCAGATTTCTTGGCTTTCCTGCTCATGCCCTGATCTGAACCCGATTCGCCCTGCTTGCAAACATACACAACATGTATATCATTGCAAATACATATGAGGTACGGGATGGCTGCTGATCTTCTTACCGGACTGGAGACGAGAATTCGCCAGCTCCAGGGCGAGCTAGAGCAGACCCGTGCCGAGACGCAGGCAACGCTGCAGCATTGCGCCCACACCCTGGAGCAAACCCGCATCGACAGCGCCAAGGTGATGCATGCGCTCGACTGTGCGCTGCAGACGGTGGATGCGCTGCTGGCCTGGATGCCCGAGGGGCTCACGCTTTCGCCCGAGGTGAGCGGCTGCAAGCAGCGCCTGAACGCCGCCATGGACGCAGTGATCGGAGGAATTCACCGATGACCGATCATGATCCCAGGGACCCGATCGAGCAGAGCGCTGACCTCGCCCGCATCAAGCGCGCCTACCAGATCGCCTGCCTGAACCTCGCCGAGCTGGGCGAGCAGCGCCAGAAGCTGGCCAATGCGCTCGACGGCGCGTTGATGCTGATCGACCGGCTGCTGGCGGAGATGCGCGAGCAGGGGGTGACGCCGTCGCCGCAGATCATCGCCTTCAAGGCCGGTTTCGACCAGGGCATGCGCAAGCTGCTGGGACAACGCGACAAAGATGAACCTTAGCCACTACATCCTGGATGCCGACAACAACGTCATCGAGGTCGACCTCATCACCTGGGCGCAGTGGCTGGAGCACCCGAGCAATCGCATCGTGGGCTTCACTCAAATCACCTCCCAGGTGGATGTCAGCACCGTGTTCATCGGGCTCGATCATCGCTTCTCCGGGTGGCCGCCGGGGCCGCCGATACTGTTCGAGACATTGATCTTCGGGGGACCACTTGACGGTGAGGGCAGCAGATACTGTTCGCACGACGACGCCCTGACCGGACACGCGATGTACGTGAAGCGCGCCAGGAAAGCCGCCGGGCAGAAGATCAATGAGCAAGCCGAAAACCATGGAGACTGACATGCACGCTTCGACCTTCGGATATCTGGCGCCGACCGAGGAGCAGAAAGAGCAGATGACCATCGTGCGGACGGCGGCGGCCGACTATGCCGACGTGCTGACCGC